AACCGAAACTCAAACTCCTGAGCAAACACCAACTCCAACTCCAACCGAAACTCAAACTCCTGAGCAAACACCAACTCCAACTCAAACAGAAACTCCAACCGAAACACCAACTCCAACTCAAACAGAAACTCCAACCGAAACACCAACTCCAACTCAAACAGAAACTCCAACCGAAACACCAACTCCAACTCCAACTCAAACAGAAACTCCAACCGAAACACCAACTCCAACTCAAACCGAGACACCAACTCCTGAGCAAACACCAACTCCAACTCCGACTGAAACTCAAACTGAAACTATCACAACAGAACCGTTACAAGTAAAACTATATCTAGTTTCAGTTTCAGATGATTCCAATCCATATACTCTAACTCAAGATGATTTAAACGGAGATTTAAATCCAACTATTATTGAATATACAAGTGGTGACGAAATATCAACAGACCAGCAGTCGGTATTTTTAATATCGGATGAAGAACTATGCTATAATGCAACAATTCAGTTTTCTGATTACGAGACTGATTCTTACACTTTACCATTGATAGGTAGTTTCAACGAAGAATATTATTACAGTGTTCCACATAAAAGAATAAAACGCATTGAAATCAATATTTGTGAAACAATTTAACATTATCATTGAATAATTGGAATTTATTTGTTACCATAAGCTTATGGAAAATAATCAATGTAAAATTACCGAAGATGAAAAAAACGAATTGGTAGAGTTAAATGCAGAATATCAAACTCTTCTTTTGTCAATGGGGGAACTATCAGTAAATGAAATTACTTTAAAGGCTGAACTAAAATCAGTAAAACAGACCAAGAAAAAGTATAAAGAGTCACTTATCCAATTTAAAAATAAAGAGACTATATTTTCAGATAGACTAACAAAAAAGTATGGTGCAGGAGATTTAGATATTTCTTCTGGAATATATGTTAAAAGTTAGTATTTTAGATAAATATTAAATTTTGGAATTTTTTAACTATATTTATTTTAAAAGTTTCATTTTTTAACCATTAACAACTCAATATAGGAGAAACCCAAAGATGGCAGAACGTATAGTAAGTCCGGCAGTATTCACCAATGAAATAGATTCAACTTTCTTGGTTGAAGGAATTTCGGCAATAGGTGGTGCGATTGTAGGTCCTTTCACAAAAGGTCCAGCATATTCACCAACCGTTGTAACAAGTATTAACGAATTAGAAGCACTGTTTGGTGTTCCACAAGGTATTTATTACCAACCATTCACCGCACGTGAATATCTTCTACAACAAGGAGTTGTCACAATTGTGAGAACTGGTGCTCTTGAAGGGTGGTATAATTTACAAGCACTTGCGATTAAAGCAGAGTTTGTTACCGCAAGTCTTGATCAGTCAGATATTGCAGAAGGTGACATTCCAAAAGAAGCAGTAATTGGTGTATTGGCAAATACTTTAAAAGAAAAAAATAACGATGGTTCGTTAATTCTAAAACCAAACTTGGCATCACCAAGACAAACAAGTATTGGATTCTACGGATCATATTTACAAGATTCAGACGGAAACCAAGTTACTGAACTTGAACTTAGCAGTGAGAACACAACAGGTCAGTTAGTACTAAGACAAGTTTTCAACGAACAAGATAGTGCAACAAGCAACAATGAACTTGAACCAACTGAACTTGGTTCGTTTACATTTAGTATTGATCCAGCATCTCCTAATAGTTTACAAAATATTTTCGGAAGAGCACCACAAAGAAATGTTAAACCTGCGTACTTTGATTCATACTTTGAAAGTACACAAACAGAAATCTTCAATCTTATGAAACCTGTTGCTGACGGTGGTGTGGCTGCAAAGTACAAAATTTCAATTGAAATGAACGATGACTTCTTGAACTTTTCTTCTCAATGAGAAGATGCAGATGGGGATGGATATCTTAACTACCAAGATACAGATTATCAGTATCCTGCATATGATGGTGCTGGAAAAGGTGAACACGCTTGTCGTCCTGCTTCCACTCCATATGTAATGTCACAAGAAATCAGTGGTTCAAGATACGAACTATTTAGATTTCATACTCGCAGTTTTGGTGGTTCGGCTAATCGTGAAGTTAAAGTTGGTATTTACAATGTTAAAACTCCAGGTACACTTGACGGAACTGAGTACGGTTCATTTAGTGTCGTTGTTCGTGGTTTCGGTGATAATGATAAAACTCAAGATGTCATAGAAGATTTCAGAGATGTAACTCTTGATCCATTGAGTGCTAGATACCTTCCACGTGTTATTGGTGATCGTTATACATACATCAATGAAATGGGTAAAATTATTGAACGTGGTGATTATGTAAATGGAAGTGATTGGATTCGTGTTGAAATGCCAAAGCAAAGTATTGCTCCTACGCAATGTATGCCTTACGGACACGCTGCTTATCAATGCCCAATCGGAGTTTTGGATTTACCAGAACCTAAATACTCATATGCATCTCAATACTCACGTGTACCAAAAAGATACTTCTGTGGTGCAGTATTCAATGAAGATTCACCAGACGGAGTTCTTAAGATTCCTGAGTGGAGTAAAGATACAATCGAGTTATTTTCTCCAATTCCTGAAAATTCCGGATTCGCTGGTGTTGGATTTTACATGGATCAACCTGGAACTATTCACAAAGATATTGACGGAGTTATTGAAACTGAAACATTTGTTCCTATTCCAAGTGTACCATCAAGTGCAAGTGAAGAAGCAGATGCACGTGGTCATCGTAGATTCTTAATAGGATTTCAAGGTGGTGAAGATGGAGATTCTCCTGTTTTACCAGTTCTTCTTGGTGACGATATCCGTGCTGACAATGTACAGGGAATGGATTGTAGTAAACGATTCACATCAGGTACACAAGGTTACGAACGAGCATTTAAAGCACTTAGCAACCAAGACGAGTTCGATATTAACTTGCTTGTAACACCTGGACTTACATTGGACTTACACAGAAGTGTTATTAACATGGGTGTTGATTTGTGTGAAACACGTGAAGATTGTTTTTACATTCTTGATTGTGTTCAAGCAAATGGACAACCTGGATTGGTAGATGAAGCAGTATTACAAGCATCAACTATTGATAGTAATTACGCTGCGACATATTATCCTTGGGTTAAAATTATTGATCCTGCGACTAACGCACTTCAACCTTTCCCACCAAGTGCTATTATGCCAGCAGTTTATGCTTCCAATGATAAAACCGCTGCTGAGTGGTTTGCACCTGCCGGTTTAAATCGTGGTGGTCTTGAAGGAGCAGTAAGTGTGCTTGATCGTCTTACATTCGCAGAAAGAGATACTCTTTATGAAGGTAAGGTTAACCCTATTGCTCAGTTTCCTGGTCAAGGAATCGTAGCATTCGGTCAAAAGACTCTTCAAAGAAGATCATCTGCACTTGATAGAATCAATGTTAGACGTTTGTTGATCACTCTCAAGAAGTTTATCGCAAGTACATCACGTTATTTGTTATTTGAACAAAATACCGCTGCTACTCGTAACAAGTTCTTGGCAATCGTTAATCCTTATTTGGAAGCAGTTCAACAACGTCAAGGTTTGTATGCGTTCAATGTTATCATGGACGAATCAAACAACACACCTGACTTGATTGACAGAAACATCCTTTATGGACAAATATTCTTGCAACCAGCACGTGCAGTTGAGTTTATCATACTTGATTTTAACTTACAAGCAACCGGTGCCGCTTTTGGGTAAGAATTAAATAATAACTTAAAATAAAAAAACCCTTCTACGGAAGGGTTTTTTTGTGGATATATATTTATAGTAGAATGAATCAAAGTTTAACAGATATAGTAATTGAAATTCAGTACGATGAATTTGTGTCGTTTGTAAACGAACATAAACTAACGGAAACTACTCAACTAATAAACGAAATAATAATACCAGGTAAGTTGAAGAAAGTATGGGGATTCATAAAAGATTTAAAAGGAAAGCTTTCCGTAAAATTAAAAGACTTGGTTAAGTTGTTTATGGATAAGGTTGTTTTCAAGTTCTTTGCAAAAATCAAGTTCAGCATGGAGTATCTGTTCAAACTTGTTAAGAAAGGATTTAAAGCATATAAAGAAGTAATAAAAGCAATTGGTGAATATGTAGCAAGCACTAAGGTGGGAAAGTGGACGGAAGAAAAACTCAAAGATTTAGACGCATTTCTAGCAAAGCACCCACGAACCAAGAAAATAGCGGGATTAGCAGTTGCTGGTATACTCGTTTATATTTGGTTAAATATGACATTCACAGGAAATGCAGATTATGACTTTGATATGGGAGACATGATTATGGCTCTCGGTGGGGGATTCACATTATCAAAGTTATTTGCTGGACCAGAAGGAATGGCATTGCTGACATTGTTTGCAACGGGTATGATAGGTTTATCATTTCCTTGGCCAGGACCACAACATATGCAGTTTATAGGGGCAGTATTATATGGTTCAGCAAAAATAGTTGGAAAAAAACTAACTAAAGATAAAAATAAATAAATATATTTTTTATTTAAATGGATATTTATTAATGTGTTTTACAAAAAAACAACTTTTCAAAAATCAAACCGATATTTATTAAAATAAGTTACAACCTAAAAATTTGGAGAAATAAACAATGGCAGAAGTAATAGATGTAAACGAAATGTTCTTTACGGCATTCGAACCAAAAACAGCAAACAGATTCATTATGTATATGGACGGATTACCCGCATATCTAATTAAGTCTGTAACACGTCCTAATCTTAATATAGATCCAGTAACAATCGATCATATTAATATTAAAAGAAAACTACGTGGTGGTAAAGCAGAATGGCAAGATATCACGATGACACTTTATGATCCAGTTGTTCCAAGTGCCGCTCAAGGTGCAATGGAATGGATACGTCTCTCACACGAGTCAGTAACTGGTAGAAATGGTTATGCCGACTTCTACAAGAAAGACATGACAATTAATCTACTTGGTCCTGTCGGTGATAAGGTTGAAGAGTGGACAATCAAGGGTGCTTTTTGTACCGCAGTTGACTTCGGTACATTAGACTGGTCAACAGGTGATCCTTTGAATGTTAACTTGACTGTTGCGTATGACTACGCAATTCTTCAATACTAAGAAGAACTTAATAACTCGGTTGTATTTAAAAAAACTCCCTTCGGGGAGTTTTTTTGTTTTTGTATATATTTATTAATACAATGAAATCTGACAAACTTAAAAATCAAATACTCGATATCTTTGAAGAAATAAAACAAGATACTCAAAGTGAACTACAATTAGAAGGTCTAAGTGGTGCATATGCCAAACTTGCCAAGTTCTTACTTCAACAAGTAAAAGGAGGAAAATTTCTGCGAAATTATGACATTGACGATAACGCAGGAAGAATGGTATTTCAAACCGGAAGTGGTAAAAAGATAGTTTTTAATGATATGAAACTTGGTGTAACTGCGAACAAGACTTGGAAGGGTAGAAAAGATAGTGAGTTTTTCAGTTACAAAGACCATAAGAAAATACTAAGTTTTGCTCTTGCTGACATTTAATTATCTACTTTTCGTTCAAAAATTTTTGTTCTTGAATATGTATATATATTGGTATATATTATACTAATATTTTAAAAAGGTTATAATTTTATGGAAAACGAAGATAGTATTAAAATCCCAGACGAAGTTCGTCAGGCAATGAAAAGTGATGGACCAACCGCATCTGAAACACAAAACGTCAGAACCA